GATATGATTCAAATGTGTATTGAAATGATTAAATTAAAAGATGACCAAGCAACTTTGAAGGATATGGCTGAAATTAAAGCTAATCACAGTAAAAAATGGGATGACTATTTTGCTGAATTAAATATTGAAAATGAATAATGAATGTATTTATAATTTTAGTCTTATTAGTTGTAGCAAATGCTTTTTTAGAGATGAGAGTAAAACAGAGACGGTATCAAAACTAATATGGGCTTACCAAAGCTTGACTCAAACGGATGCTTAATTTTAAAAAAAATTTAATATGTATAAAATAACAAGAACAGTGATAGATTTATCTTCTATCCCAGTAAAATTAAGAGAACATTCTTTAATACCTAAAATTAAGTATTCATATGCTGAGTTTCACTATAGTAAAGAAGATAAGGATGATGAGTTAACAACTTATTTAATCAAGACTTATCCTAGTCTTAAACGTAAAATATCATTTTTAATTTATATAGATATATGAAAAAAGTACTTGTAGCATTAGCGGCATTCATAATTGGGTATATAATTGCAAGCTTAATGCTTTATGATATAATACATCACTAATTATGGCAGAATATGATGAAGACAATGTCAAATTTATAAGAGCACTGGTAAAAATATCTAGTGCTCTTTATGATATTGATGAAATGAAAAAGAATAAAAAGTTTAAGTATGCATTAAAGAAAGATGTATCTGAATGGCATGAATGGTCTGAAGAGTATATTAAAGAACCAATGAATGTATTTGGTAATACTGATGCTAATGCTTTAATGACCCTAATACAAATTTTTGATGATTATAGTCATAAAATTCACATAAAAGATGAATTTAATACTAGATTAAACTTATTTTTAGCTAAAATTGCATCAGCAAGATGGGATTTAATCCAACTTGAATTTGATAATAAATCAAGAATGAGTTTATTAATTAAGAATATAGAAACATTAACTGGTAAAGGTTACTTTAAGTCTTACACAGACTATGTAGATCCATATGGTAAAGGTTTTACTGATATTGTTGAGTCCATGAATAAAGTAGGAAACACAATAATAGTAGGAACTAAGGAAAATAATTTGTAAATTAATATATATAAACATGGTTTTGGAAAAGACACATAAAATAACATTATACAATGATGATCACCATGATTTTTTATATATCATAGCTTGTCTCATTAAAGTATGTAAACATACACCTGATCAAGCAGAACAGTGTGCTGTAATAGTAGATAATATAGGTTCATATGATATTAAATCCGGTGGCTTTGATGACATCTTTAATATATATAACCAATTATCTGATCTAGAATTAAATGTAGAGATAGGTGAAAGTCAAATGCATTAATTCAAAAAATAAACCCAATAAGATTCCTTTAAGTCAATGGCTAGTAGAAGATCAATTCTACACAGTGGTCAGAGTAATAAATATGGGTATTCAAGCTAACACATATGGATATGAGTTAGAAGAAATAAACCTTAATGGATGTTTTCCTTATGAATATTATAATGCTAATAGATTTGCTGTAGTAAGTACAAGCAAGACTAAGAAAGCAGAAGAGGTTCTTGAAGAAGATTTTGCATTAGTTTAACTTAAATAATTATGGAAAAAAATATACACATATTACCAACAGAAGGAGAAAGTAATCTCTTTTATGCTGATAAAGGAAAAGAATTATGTTACACTAGAAGAAGTACATTTTATGTAACAGGTCAACACATCTACATCACTTCTGATGAAGATATAAAAGTTGGTGATTGGTGTCATACTATTGGAACTTCATTATTTAATACACAAATTGGTAGAGTAACTGAACAAGTAATTTCTGATAATGGAAAATATGGTATTGTATTTAAAAAAATCATCCTAACAACAGACAAAAAGCTAATTGCTGATGGTGTACAAGCAATAGATGATGAGTTCTTGGAGTGGTATGTGAAGAATAGTTCTTGTGAGTTTGTTAGAATAGAAAGTTGGGAAACTAAAGGAGAATGGGATTTATATTACAAAATCACTATACCACAAGAAGAACCTAAACAAGAAACATTAGAAGAAGCTGCTGAAAGACATTACATAAACTGTATCCCATCAGATAGACATTCATTTATTAATGGTGCTTTATGGCAAGCTGATAGAATGTATACTGAGGAAGATATGAAAACACTAATTGATATAATTAATTGGTATGATGAAAACTCTGATGTATGTCCAAATTTTGAAATACCTGAAATAAAAAAAGGTGTAGCTTTAATTGACTGGTTTGTAGATTTTGAAGAACAATTTAAAAAGAAATAGTATGGAAAAAGAAAATGTATTTGCTACAAGCTTATTTATATATATATTTTGTACTCAGTTATTTAGCATGCATTTTTGGTATTTATGGTCTCAAAATCACGGGTTCTTAAGTACTGTATTTGTAGGTCCTATAGTAGCTGAGATTAAAGGATTTTTGTTTCCATTTTTTATTTAAATATTATGGAGTACACTAAAGATGATATAGTAAAAGAATTATTAAAAATTAAGAGTGAACCAAAAACAAAAGAGCCTTATGTTATAGATAGGAGAAACTATTTAATAGCTATTTTACATTATACTTTTAATGTAAAAGAAAAAGAAATCTTTACTTATACTAACTTAACTTCAACAAGTACAGTAAATTATGCTAAAAGAGCAGCATATAATATGTATAAGATTAAGGATCCGTTGTTTTTGAAAAATGTTAATGAATTTATAAAGCTGTATCCAGCTGAATTTAATGATTTTGATGTAAAAAAAAGAGAATATAATACTACTGCATCAACGGTATCAATAACATTAACACATAATCAGTTAGCAAGTTTTTCAAGATATATGCAATTTAAAAAGATTGATAAACCTGAAGTAGCTGCTAAACAATTAATCTTATCAGTATTAAAATTATGGGAAGAGTAAAACAAATATATATTGATTTAATTAATCAGTACGGACATGTGGATGACATTCCACTAGATATTGAAATTGGAGATTATATAGCTAAAAAAAGAGAATATGAAGAAGAAAGAGAAGAAACTGGAGATCAGTGATATCAAAACACTATGCTGTAATGCAGGTTGGTACATAAGATCAAGAGCTAATTACAGATGTGAGAAATGTGATGATGATGTTACATTACATATTGTATTTGCTAATATGGCAATTGATGAATCTGAAAAGAAATAGTTATGACTATACAAGAATTTGAAGCAAAATTTACAATTGATCCCGCAAAAGATATTGAACCTCATTTTAAACTTGATAAAACTTTAGATATTGATACTACACAAAATAAAGGTTGTTATAGTTGTAAAGATCAAGTTAATCAAGAAACATTGAAATCTATACCTTGGACAGGATTAGTATATTGCTGGAAATGTAAAACATTAAATGTAATCTATTTCTCAGATAGAATGGGAGGAAATCATACAGATAGAGTTGAGTGTTATGTAGAATTTAAAAAGAAATAGTTATGGAAGTAATAATAGATGGAATAGTATATGTTCCTAAAGAAAAAGATAAAGAACTAGAATCAATTATTGTAGAACAACATTATAAATTTGAAGTACATCCTGAAGAATTAGGTAAAATGAATTGGGAAGATGCTGTAAAAGCAGTTAAAGAATTAGGAGATGATTGGAGATTACCAACTATTGAAGAATGCTTTATTATGTATAATCATAAAGTAATTACTACTGACAGCTATTGGAGTAGTACGGGGACCAACTACGGCCTCGCGTGGTCCTTCCTCTTCAACTATGGGAATGCCTACTACTACAATAAGAACTTCACAAACTATGTGCGTGCGGTTAGGTCAATTTAAAAAAATGAAGCATTTTTTAAAATATCTTACAGTGTGGATTAGTCAAAATTTGGCTATTCCATTCTGGACAGTTGGGCATTTACATCTTATGGTAAATGTTTATGAAGATATTATAGAAGTTGTTGCATCATGTGGCATGAATTTAATAGTTGCTACAGGATTTATTATTGATTATATAGAACAGAGAAAAAACCGTTAAAGTAAATAATATGGGTTTACAGGAAGAATGGAATGAGAGAAGAAATACTGTAAAAATGCATAATCAAGTAGTTAAAAAAAATATAATAAAAAAAAGTATTACTTTTGATGAAGCTGCTTTAGATAAATGTTTTATGCATTTAGGTTGGAAAAACACAACTGATGCTTTTTATAATCTTGATTACACACCTTTTATGGTAGTTCTTAATGATTATATGGCAAAGTTGATTAAAAAATAAATATTATGATGGTTTTATTGTTAATAGTAATTGTAGTAGTATGTATTATTTATTATCAAATTAAAAATAGTGACTGATATGGAAGATTTATATGGAGTTGTATTAATGCTTAAATGGTTAAATTATAAGGTGATAAATAAAACAAGTAAGTTGAGAAAAGCAAAAATAATAAAAAGATCACCTGTAAATAATTCTATGATAATTAAAAAACATAATCATAGAAAATTACACAGAGAATACATAGAAAAAAAAGCAAGCACAGGATTTTACACACAAACAATTAATTATTAACTTGGTCAGTAGTAATATGAAGACAAAATATAAAATATTAAAATCACAATACTCATATGGTGGGTATTTTGTACAAACTAAAGAAGGCTTTTTTGGCTTTTGGAGATATAGTAGAGATTCACAAGGATTTATTATACTATTCTCTACAGCAATGGAGGCTGAAGATTATATTGATAAGTTAATAGAAAAAAAATTACAAAAATGAAACAGCAAGAATTAACTGAAGCAGGATTTGATAAAGTAATTGTTACTAAAGAAGAATCCGGTGACAAAAATGATTATTACTATTACTCATATGAAATAAACTCTGATGTAATACTAGTATCAAATGAAAGTGATGAGATAAATAATAATCAGTGGAAAGTATATGAACACTCTTGGGGTGTTGCTATGACAGACATTGAAGATGTAATATTAATTATTGACTTATTTAAGAAATGGAGTAAAATACCATTATAACCTTTAAAACAAACCAACATGTTTAGTGCAAAATTTATTAAGAAAAACGGAAAACTTACCTACAGAACTGAAAAAGAAAGTTTAGCTTATGCTGAATTTGTAAAATTAGTAGAAGAAGGTGAAGAATTGGAAATGTTTATTAGTATTCAAGGTAAAGCTGGATCTTATGCACAAATCTCAAAAATACACGTATGTATTAGAGAAATGGCAAAAGAATCAGGATATACATTTGATGAAATGAAAAAGCTTGTTAAAACACAAGCAGGATTATGCTTTGATGTAAATGATGAAGGTAAAAAGCTTGAGATGTGCAAATCATTTGCTGAGTGTTCAAGTGATGAGCTATCCCAAGCTGTTCAAGCATGTATAGAAATAGGAGCGGAATACAATATTAATCTAGCGTAGGCTCAACATAACCTTCATCTGTAGGTTCAAGTACCTCTTTCTCATCAAAAAGATTTTGCTCTAAAGCAAGTCTCTCAATTTCAGCTATCATTAAAGTAACAGTATAAAAAGATTGCTCAACTTGAGACATCTTTGAGTAATCTGCTTCTTTAATAGTTTCAAATGACTTTTCAGAAGCTTCTGGACCAGCCAATTGAATTTGATTGTATAAATAAAACAAGTTATTCTTCAACATGAAGTAATATGCTTTGTTTACTGGGACACTGATTTGAGCATCATCTTTTAATTCTTTTACTTTTATAGCCATGGCTTAAAATTTTAATTAGTATGACAACAAATATAAACATAAATGAAATAAAAGAGAAATTAAATACAAAACTAATTGAATCAGGATGGGCAAGAGTTCTCAGAGGATTTATATTTAGTAGTGAGTTTGATACTATTTTATTGACATTGATAAAAGATTCACAGGAAGATAGACGGTTCACTCCATTTATGAAGTATGTGTTTAGAGCATTTGAAGAATGTCCATATGATGAACTCAAGGTAGTGCTTATTGGACAAGATCCTTATAATGGGATTGAGCAATCTGATGGACTTGCCTTCTCATGTGCTTTTGAAAAGAAACCATTACCAGCATTGGAATATTTATTACAAGCTGTTAATGATACTGTATATGAGTCTGAGAGCATTTCTACTGACAAAGACTTAAAGAGATGGAGTAACCAAGGTATTCTAATGTTAAATAGTGCCCTTACTACTACAATAGGCAAACCAAATTCACATGTGAAATTATGGAGACCAATGATGGCATATTTATTAGATTACCTTAAAATCTACAATCCTGGATTATGTTATATTTTGATAGGAAGAACTTCAGAACAGTTAATTGATTACTTATCTGAAAAAGATCCTTTATTTATTTTAACTCATCCTATGAATGCTATATCTTTAGGTAAAAAGAAATGGCCCTGTGATGATGTATTTAGAAAAACTTCTGAGATTACAAAAAAGAATTATAATTTTGATATAAAATGGTAATATGGATGAAATTTTTAATTTATTAATAAAGAAACAGTTGAGTCCAAATCAATTGTATATACTCTATTGTATTAAGCATAAAATTAAAACTAATGATTTTATCAATGATGCATTAGAGGTAAAACGCTTACAGTCAACAGACTGGTTAGAAGCTGATATGAAACTAGCAGGTAAGGCAATTATTCTTTTACAAGAACTAGAGTCTTATTTCAAGAATAGCAAAAAGAAAACAAGTGCAACATTGATGGGTGATAATTTTATGGAAAATATTGATGTTTATTTAGATATTTTTCCTAAATTTAAGCTACCAAGTGGTAAATATGCAAGGTCAGATAAAAAGAATTTAGAGAATAACTTTAGATGGTTCTTTGAATCACATACTTATACATGGGAAACAGTAATTAATGCTACAAAGACATATGTTGATGAGTATGAAGCAACAGGATATAAGTATATGAGAACATCTCAATACTTTATTAGAAAGCAAGGCTCAGATAAAACTTATGATTCTGAATTAGCAAATTATTGTGATATGTTATTAAATGGGTCAGATGATCCATCACAAACACATTTTAAAGAAAGGGTAGTATAATGTATAAATCATCCAGATTAATACTAGGGTTTTGTGCCATAGTAGGAGTTCTATTAGGATATTTAGTTACTAATACATTTATTATTGAGATTAATATAATCCCGTTTATATTAATTGAGGTATTAATTAGTGTATTACATACTACATATAATAGAGTAAAAGTAAAAATTATTTAATTATTGTATATGGCACTTAAGCAAACTACTAATTCTAAATGGGTTAGTCAAAAAGAAGGTTTTCAAGAATCATTACATTATTTAAAAGGCAGAATGGTAGGTGAGATTAAAAGTCTTAGAACACCATGGCCTAAGTTTAATGATGCAATGACTGATGGTATTGAATGGAATACTATGACTGTAATTGGAGGAAGACCTGCTTCAGGAAAGACTTTAATAGTTGAGCAGATTATAAGAGAATCTTTTATTCTTAATCCTGCAGAAGACTTTAGAGTATTACAGTTTCAATTTGAGATGTTAGCTAGGTCATCTGCAATTAGAGAATATTCAAGTATTATTGGTAAGTCATACAAGTATTTATGTAGTGCAGATGGTCAATTATCAAATGAAGATTTACAGAAATGCTATGATTATGCTAAGCAAAAGATTAAGTATCCCATTGATATAGTAGAAAAACCATGTACAGTAGATGAATTTATCAGAACTATACATGAGTATATGTCACATTATTCTGAAGTAGATGAAGAAGGTATAAGAAAATATAAAAAGACTTTAATTTCTCTTGACCATTCCTTACTTGTAAAAAAAGCACAAACTGAAAGAGATAAGAATGAAACTTTAAATAACCTTGGTGAAGCATTAACAAATCTTAAAAGAGTTTACCCGATAGCATTCATTATATTAAGTCAATTAAACAGAAATATAGATAATCCTGAGAGATCAGAAGATGGAAAGTATGGTAATTATGTATTAGAATCAGATATATTTGGTGCTGATGCTTTATTACAACATGCAGATACTGTAATTGGTATTAATAGACCAGCTAAACAGAAGATCAGATTCTATGGTCCTGATAGATATATAATTGAAAATGATAGGGTAATGGTATTACACTTTCTTAAATGTAGAAATGGTGATACTAGATTAAGTTTCTTTAAAGCTGAATTTGAGAAAATGAGTATAGCAGAAATGAATACTCCAGCTCAACAAGAAAAAAGAATTGGAACCAAATAATTAATATATGGCATTAACAACAAAAGACACCAGTAATAATGCTGGTTTTAACAGAAAAGAAAAAACTGAAGAGCTGGTAAAACACCATCAAAAAGTATTTGATGCATTAGGTATAAGTAGTCCACTATATATTCCTAAATGTGCTTATAGACCATATGGTAAAGATGATTTATATATGGGATTCTTTAAGAGTGAATTATCAAAAGGAGAAGACATCTATACTGAATACGTAAGTATTGCACTAGATTCTGAAGACCCAACAAGAACACTGTATAAATGGAGTTATAATTCATTTTATGATGAGGAGTATGAAACTACAGATGCTAATGCAAATGGGCATGTAAGGTATCTAATTCCTGTATCTGAACTGATAAAAATTAAACCTGAAACTAAAACTGAAACTAAGAATACTGAAACGCAAGGGTTATTTCCTGATTTTGATGATTTAATGGATTCAGATTTAGATGCTCCTTTAAGCAGTTTAACTGTAAGAGATCTAGCTGCCATTCTATTAAAGAAGCCAGTAAGTAATAAAAAATGGTTAAATGATTTAATAAAATGAAAGTATGAGTGAAGGATTAGTATTGCCCACTAAGAAAGTGAGTGCAACAAGAGTCAATCCAAAAAGATTAATTATTTATTCTAAACCAAAGACAGGTAAAACTACTGCATTTGCTGGTTTAGAAGATAATTTAATTATTGATTTGGAAAATGGGACTGATTATGTAGATGCATTAAAGGTTAAAGCAGGTAATCTTAAAGAGTTGCTAGCAATTGGTAAACAAGTAGTTGAAGCTGGTAAACCTTATAAGTTTATTACTATTGATACTGTAACTGCATTAGAAGAAATGGTAATGCCATTAGCTGTCAAAAAGTATAAAGCCACTAGTATGGGTAAAAACTTTGATGGAGATAATGTAATTACTTTACCAAATGGAGCTGGTTATTTATATGTGAGAGAAGCATTTTTTGATGTTTTAAACTATGTAGATACTTTAGCTGACCATATTATTCTATCTGGGCATATCAAAGATAAGCAAGTAGATGATAAAGGTGAAATGGTTATGTCTGCTAATATAGATTTAACTGGTAAGATCAAGTCTCTAATCTGTGCAAATGCTGATGCAATTGGTTATATGTTCAGAAAAGGTAATCAAGTATTCTTATCATTTAAAACTAATGAAGAAACAACTTGTGGTGCAAGACCTGAGCATTTAAGAAATGCAGAAATAGTTATTAGTGAAGCTAATGACAAAGGAGAAATAGTTACTCACTGGGATGAGATATATAAATAATAAATAAAAAATAAGAAAAATGGCAATTGGAACAAAAGATGTAGGAACAGGTGGAAGTGGAATACCTAAAACAATTACTCCAGGTAATCACAAATTAAAACTTAATAGTTTAGTAGGTGAAGATTTTAAATTTATCCCAGGTGGTATAAGTTTAGTACTTAATGTTGAGACTGAACCTCTTGAAGGATTTGAAGGATTCATGTTGGATAAAGAAAATCCAGATGCTGGTCATTACAAAGGTCAAATTGGTAGAGTAAAATCTGGTCAATATGCATTTGCAGATGGAGTAACTAAATCAGGTGTACAAATCTCTAGAGATAATAGTATATTAGTATTTATTAAATCATTATGTACTACATTAGACATAGTAGATTGGTTTGATGCTCAAGATAATAAGCATAATACAATTGAAGAGTTCATCACTGCATTTGATAAAACAGCACCTTATCAAGATAAGTATTTAGATTTCTGTATTGCAGGAAAAGAATATGAAGGTAAAACGGGTTATACAAATTATGACTTATATTTGCCAAAATCTTCTAGAGATGGTTTTGCATATGCTAAACTTGGATCTGGTAAACAGTTACTATATTCTGAAGCTCTACATCTTAAAAAATTAGAAGCTAAGAAAGTAGAAACTTTTGGTGAAGATGATTTTGAGGTATCAACTAAGGTTGGCTCAGACTTTGATTTAGACTAACAATAGTTTAAAAGGGAGTCAGGAAATGGGCTCCCTTTTTAATTAAAGTTAAAAGATATGATTTCAACTAAAAATGTGATTAGATTCCAAGATGTACCAACAATCTGGATCTTTGAGAATTATTTAAATCTTACTGAACAATTAGACGGACAGCAGATAAAGATTAAATCTGTATTTAAAACTGAAAAGACTCCATCAATGATTATTTATATGGATGCTGCAACAATGACATATAAGTTTAAAGATTTTTCATCAGGTTATCAGGGAGATTCTATAGCTTTAGTACAATATATATTTGGTATTAAAGATAGAGGAGAAGTTTCTTATAAAATAGTTAATGACTATGTTAAATACTTAGATGATCATAAACCTTATAAAGCTCCTGAAATTAAAACTTATGAAAATTATAAAGTAACTGATTATACTATTAGGCATTGGTCCAACTTTGATCAGAAATACTGGGGACAATATCATATTGGTTCTAAAATGCTAGAAGCATATAATGTATCTGCATTAGAATATTATAAGATGACCAGACTTGAACTTAATGGTACTACATCTGAAATTATTATTACAGGCTTAAATCTGTATGGCTATTTTAAAAAAGATGGTACATTGTATAAGATTTATCAGCCTAAGAATATGAATAAAAAATTCTTAAAGTTAGCTAATCATATACAAGGATCACAACAACTATCACTTACAGTAGATTATTTAGTTATTACTTCTTCATTGAAAGATATAATGGCTTTTAATAAGCTTGGCTTTAAGGATATAGAGTGTATTGCTCCGGATAGTGAAAACACTATGATTAAAGAGCAGAGCATAAATAAACTTAAAGAAAAATATAAAAAGATATGTGTACTATTTGATAATGATGAAGCAGGTATTAATTCTATGAAAAAATATAAAGAAAGATATAATCTTGATTTTATTATTCTTGATATGGAGAAAGATGTGTCAGATGCTATTAAAGTGCACGGTATTGAAAAAGTAAAAGAAGAAGTATTATTATTACTTAATAAAACATTATATGAAAGGTAAGATTAAAATAAATTATGAGTTTGATAAAGAGGCACCAGAAAAGTTTACTACAAATTTAAAGATAAGTGGAGTTACTCCTGCACATCTTATACATGCAGTAGTATTATTGATAGAGACTATTGAAAGAGAAGGTGGTATCAATGTAAAAGAAACATTAACTGAGGTATTCTCAGGTAAATTTATACAAGAACGTAGCAGTATTATACCACAAGGTGATGCTTAAATTTTAAAATTATGAGTTGGATATATAAAGGTAAAATTTTTACCGAAGATATGATTCCTGAAAATGCAATAGGTTTTATTTATAATATGACTGCAATAATAGATGGAAAATCAATTAGTTATATTGGTAAAAAGAATTTTTATGCAGATATTAAAACAAAACTGAGTAAGAAGGCTATGCCAACTGATAAGAGATTGAAGACATATAAAAGAGTAAGAAAAGCTACTTATCAAAATTATTACAGTAGCAATGAAGTACTGAAAAAAGCACACAAAGATAATGTAAAAATTAAAAGAGATATACTAATGATATGTACTACTAAATTAGAATTATCATACCAGGAAACTAAACATCAATTTGTATTAGGAGTACTTGAGTCTGATAGATATTTAAACGGTAATATATTAGGTAAATTTTATAAGTTTAAATAATAAAAAGTTATGGATGAAAATAGACTAGAAAAAATAATGTTTGGCTTAGTTAATCATGGTATTAAAAAAGTTGTAGTACATTATGAAGGTGCTGGAGATAGTGGAGCAATTGAATATGTTCATGCTACTCAAGATCCAGATATAGGTTATTATGATTTAGAAAATTGGGATCAAGAATACTTATTAAATGATATTGATAGTGGATTAAGTACTTTAATTGAAGATTACTGTCAAGAGATGTTATTAGATGATATAGAAGACTGGTGGAATGATGAAGGTGGTCGTGGTTATGTTTATATTGATGTAGAACTTGGTACATATACAATTAATAATAGTGTCAGAGTAACTGAGTATGAAGATTATCATCATGAAGGTAATTTAAAAGATAAAAATAAGAAATAATGAATAAAAAACAAGAAATAGAAAAAATGGAAATTGATACTGGATATCTTGATTATGAGTTTTCAAAACAATTAAAAGATTTAGGCTATGATGGAATGAGCCTTATGTTGTATATTAAAGATGCTCATGTTGGCTGGTATTCAAGATACATAACAAATGAAATTATTGACAAGTTAGAAAATACAACTGAAAAATCTTGTGTTGCGGCACTTAGACCTTTTGTATTTAATTGGTTTGATGAAAAAACAGATTGGTTAATTTCAATACAACAAGTTGGAAAAACAGAATTTGGATTTACTATTTCTTTTGATGAAGAAAATGTAATAAAAAGTTTTTCCTATTCTAATAGAAAAATAGCTGAAGAAACATGTATAATAGAACTTATTAAAAAATACATTAAATAAAATGAGTCATCCAATAATGCATGCCAAATCTGCTGCAAAAAGGTGGGGAGGAACATGGGAAGATTACATACATTATAAGATTTATTATTGTATATTTGTAATGTACAATACTAAATCTTATGGAAAAATATAAACTAAATTATGAACCTGGACAGGTTATCTACACATCAACAGAAAAAGCAACTTTCTTTACTTATCAAGGTGAAGCAGGTGTTAGTACCGGAAACAAAAGACTAGTGCTTGTGCAATGCAGATGTAAAAAACTTTTAAAAGTACAACTGACTAATATCAGAAATGGTAATTCAATTTGTTGTGGAAAAACTCCCTGCAGAACAAATAAGCTTATAGGTAAACGGAATAAAGACACTAGCTATAATGCATTACTTTACTCTTATAAAAAACATGCTCGAGAAAGAGGTTTATCTTTTGACTTGACATTTGATGAGTTTAAAAAGCTTCTTAGTAAGAACTGTATTTACTGTAAAGTAGAACCTTTTGCTGTTTATCAGATATTAAATTCTACTACAAAAGCTGTTAGAGCCGGTATACCTGTAATGTATAATGGTATTGACAGAGTAAACTCTCAAAAAGGATACACTCTTGATAACACTGTCAGTTGTTGTAAAATCTGCAATAGAGCAAAAAGTGATTTACCCTTAGCAGATTTTCTAAAATGGATAGAAACTGTCTATAATAACACAAAAAATGGCACACCCCTTACAACATTGTAAAAGCTCAGTAAAGAAATTTGGAGGACAAATATCTGATTATGAGGCAATTCACAACTGGTTTGATGAAACTAAAGCTTGGATAGGTCATAGTAAACACAGAATGTTCCGTCACCACAGTGAAGGTATATTTGAATGTGAAAAAGTATTTGGAGCATCATTTATAAATTCAGATGGTAAAACTGTATATACAAGATATGTTGGAGAACAACATGTAAAAGAGGATTGTAATAACTATATTCCTACTGCTAAAGAATGGGTTGATATGATATCATCAGGTAAACCTAAAGAATGGGCAATAAAAACTTTAAAAATAGAAGACTAATGAAGATTATTGGAATAATAGTATTGGTTATACTAGGAATCAGTTTATTACTTTTAACATGCATGGGTTTGTATGCTCTTTGGTTTATGGCTTTTCCTGAATGGATTAATAAAATAAAAACTAAAATTAAAGACTAATGGAAGAAAATGCATTTACACAAAAAGTATATGCTACACCTAAGATTGATGTTATAATGACAGAATTAGGTTGGCAAAAACCTCTTGATGAAGTACCAATTTTTGTAAAAGAAAACACAAATTATAATAAAGATGCTTATGGTTTTATTATGACTTTTCCTGTAGATTTTCATGGTCATTACGGCATATATGAAAAATGGATTAATGAAAGTCATGATGTTAAAAAAAATTTAGAAAGCATACTAGTAAGTTGGCCTAAAATGTATGTAGCAAAAGAAGTATATCAAGAATCACTTTTATTACTTGCAACAGATTTTTATCGTCACCAATATGATTTAGCAAAAGCATCTGAATGGCAAATGAAGTATGAAAAAGAAACAGGTAAATTATATTAAAACAGAAAACTAATGGAAAAAGTAGTACTGAATAGAGAGAGTGTTGAAAGTATATATGAAATGTATAATTCTCCTGATAAAGAGAATCATGTTGTTGCAAATGAAATACTAAATAATTGTGATATTGATGCATCTGAAGGATGGTTAATCATATTTTATGGTATGAGTTTAAAAACTGAAAGTTATTGGCGTGAAAATATACCTAATGCTTTTGAAAAAATCAGTGAATTAGGTATTCAAAGTGAGTATAAGTTAAGTGCAGCACAAATTGTTAATACCTTAATTACTGCAGCAGTAGAACCTGAAATTATGGATTACTATTTAAAAATTCATGTTGAAGAATTAAAAACTGCAATGTCAAACTGGGGTTATCCAATTAATAAATTAAATTACTCAATAACATTGAAAAATGAAAAATAGAGAAGATAGTTTAGCAAAAACCAGTAAAGACTTGATGTTAAAGGAGCCCTATTATGGGTTCTTTTTAATCATGTTAAATAAAGTATGGAATAATAAAATAGTTCCTACTGCTGGTGTAAGTAAAAATAATATTAATTATCAACTTACAATTAATGAAGATTTCTGGACAAGTTTATCTGAAGATCATAGATTAGGTTTACTTAAGCATGAATTACTTCATATAGCTTTTGGTCATCTTACTATGTATTTTAAGTTTAGTGATAAGAGATTAGCTAATATTGCTATGGATATGGAGATTAATCAGTATATCTTAGATGAATTACTACCAGAAGGTGGTATTAATATAGATGATTATCCTGATTTAAATCTTGATAGAAAAGCAGGTTGTAGATATTATTATGATAAACTACAACAGGCTAAAGAAGATAAAGACAAAAGTGGCACAAGTGGTGATGATAATTTTGATAAGTTAGCTGATCAAATGGATGCTGGAGATGAAATGGCCAGTGATCATCCTACTTGGGCTGATTTTGAAGACATGACTGAAGCTGAGCAAAAGCTAATTGAGAAACAATTAAATAAGATTCTCAATGATGCTAAGGAAATGACTGAAAAGAAAAGAGGTAATATCCCTGGAGAAATTGAGGGTTTACTTGAAATGGAAGAAATCAAGCCTGCTAAATTTGATTGGAAAGGATATATCAGAAGATTTACTGGTGTGTCATCAAAAGTGTATACTAAAAAGATAAGGAGAAAAGAGAATAGAAGATATTCTGAGAATCCCGGTCTTAAAATTAAAATGAAACAACATATGTTGTTGGCTATTGATACTTCAGGATCCGTATGTGATCAAGAATTACATGAGTTTATGAATGAGATATTACACATCTATAAACAAGGTGTTGATATTACCATAGTACAATGTGATACTGCTATCAAAAGCATAGAGCCTTATAAAGGTAAAAATGAAATTGAGATATATGGAAGAGGTGGGACAGAATTTGATCCCGTCCTTGAATATTATAATGAAAATATAAGAAAGTATACTAGCTTAGTGTATTTTACTGACGGTGAATGCTGTACAAGTGTAAAGCCAAAAGCTCCTATATTGTGGGTGCTGTCTGAGCAATCTGGTATGAATACAGATTTACCGGGAAAAGTTATTAAGTTAGAAATTTAAAAAATTAAAAAAGATGAGTCAAGTTCAATTAAATGTAGATGAGTTAAAAGGGTTTTTAAAACACATAGTTGGTAATAATCAATATATCCAAGCTGAAGGTAAAGTGCCTGTTGCAATAAATGTAGAAGGTGACGCTGGTCTTGGTAAGACTTCAGCTGTTAAGCAATTAGCAACTGAAATGGGTATGGATATTATTAAATTAAATCTTTCTCAGATAGAAGAGTTAGGTGATTTAATTGGTTTTCCATTCAAAGAATTTGAAATGGTTAGAGAAGATGGTTTTACTAAATGGGTCCAAGAATCTTTAATGGAAACTTACATTAAGAATAAATATAAACCTACTAGTAATAGTAGAATGTCTCATGCTGCTCCAGAGTGGATTCAAGGTAAAGGTGAAGGTGGTTTCTTGATTTTAGATGATTATACACGTGCGGATTAACAAAATATGCAGTCTAATTGTGTTAGTGTGAATAATTTGATTATCTTTATGATATGGAAAAATTAAACATGCAAACACTTAAGATAGCATTAAAGTGTGTAGGAATCTATAAAATTAAAATTAATGATAAAGAGTACATTGGTAGCTCTTGTAATATTGGTCACAGGTTAAAACATCATTTGTGGTCTCTTGAAAATTTAAAGCATCATAATAGAACAATGCAAAACTTATATAATAAATATGGTAAAAATGAAATTTACTTTAATGTTGTAGAGGAATGCACTGATGATATTTTAATTGAAAGAGAAGCTTATTATATTAACACAATTATTCCTTATATAAATCATATACTAGATCCACAAACATTAGTGAGAGATGATATATGTAAACAAAGGATAAGTGATGCTAAGAAAAAAGCTTATGCAAATGGTTTAAAACCTCATAATCTTAAAGCAGTACATATGTATTCACTTGATAAAGGTGAGTATTTAGAAAGTTTTGAATCTCTTACAGCTGCTGCTAAATCTATTAATGCTAAAAGTATTAATGGTATAAAAGCAGTTTGTAAAGGTAATACATCTTCTGCAGGAGGATTTATATGGTCTTTTACTTATAACATTAATATGTTATATAGATTGAAAGAATATAGATTAGAACCAGTATTACAATATACTACTGATAATATTTTTATCAAAAAATGGGAGTCTATAAAACAAGCAAGTAAAGAACTTAGTATCTCTAATATTAATAGAGCAATATCTAAAGACTTAACAGCAGGTGGTTATAGATGGAAAAAAGCATAAAGTGGCTGGTCCGCAATAAATTCTGTGAACTCAGGGAAACTCCAGAGATGGACAATCCTGAGCCAAGCCTTACAGGGATGTAAGGAAGGTGCAACGACTAGTATATGGAGCCTAGAACAGGCAGTAAAATACCAAGAGCGCAGAACACATAGAAATATGTGATGATATAGTCTGAACTGTAGATATAATCTAAAAGAAACTACAGAATCATAGGATAAAGAGCCTATGAGATAACATAATGCACCGCTTTATGCAAGCAACAATGGAATTGATTGATCAGCAAGAATATATTTCTTGGAAGTTACCAAAGAACTGGCACATAATATTAACTTCAAATCCAGACAATGGAGATTATAATGTAACTGCATTAGATGTAGCTCAAAAGACTAGATTTATCTCAGTTGAAATTAAATTTGATATTAATGTATGGGCTAAGTGGGCTGAACAAGTAGGAATTGATGGTAGATGTATTAATTTTATGTTGATGAATCCAGAAGTAGTAACTCAAAAAGTTAATCCAAGAGCTATTACTACTTTCTTTAATGCTATTAGTTCTATTGAAAAGTTTGAAGAGCAGTTGCCGTTAATTCAAATGATTGGAGAAGGTTCAGTAGGACCTGAATTTTCTAGTATGTTCACTATGTTTATTAATAATAAGATGGATAAAATTATATCTCCAGCTGATATTATGACTAATGTAAATGAAGCATATGTAGTTGGAGCATTAAATGGAGCAATAGGTACTGGAGATGAATTTAGAGCTGATATCAGTAGTATTATTACTACAAGACTTATAAATTATTCATTGACACATGCAGCTAATCATTCTATAAGTGATGCTATGATAAACAGATTAGTAAAACTTACTACAGACTGTGACGCATTTACTAATGATCTTAAATACTATTTAGTGAAAGAGTTACTAGCAGGAAATAAACCTAAGTTTTCTAAGCTAATGATGAATCCACAAGTAGTAAAGATGGCTGTAAAATAGTAAAAGCATAAAACTGTTTCCCATAAAAAGGAGCATAAACACAATTAAAACAAATATAAAGCGGTGTAAAAGCCGCTTTTTTTAAAATTAAAATATATGAAAGAAATATTATTTATAGACATGAGTCTTGTAGATACTGATTGGTATGATTCTTATGATATGAGCAAGTTAGCTTTTAAATTTGAAGTAGATATTAAATTATGTGATTTTGATAATGTGAATAATAATAAAATATTCAATACAATATCAACAGGTTATACACCTGTATTAAATGATAAATTATTTTTTGCAAAAGGAGTTAATATTCCAAGAGTAAAACTTAAAAATCTTACAAAGGATTACAAAATTAAATCTACTACTAATTTAGCAGATGCAACAGCAATGTTTGTTTCAGAAAATAGTAATTCTAAATATACTACTCATGGATGGACATATACTGTTAATACTGTTGATTTTAAACAATATTTTCAAGATTACGTAGCTTTAGATTCAGGTGATACTTATTATAATGAAAAAGTAGATGATGCATTAGAATTTTATACTGAAGAATTAATTGCAATTTCTTATAATACAAGAGGTTTTCTTCAAAATGGAAATATTCCATTTAGATTAACATCTGGTACTAGTTATTCTTCTATAAGATATGATTATATACTAGATGAATATCTTAGTGCTTATCATGAAATAAATAATTCAGCTTTACCAGTATATGATGAATCAGAATTACTAAAACATCTTAATGGAAATGAAGCATTAGGTATTGATTCTGATATGTATGACAGCTTATGTGAAATGTTTAAAAGTTCTGATAATGATAATCACACAATGGCTATGGAAATTATGGCTAATTCAAATTTTGAAGATAGTGTGTTGTATCTTAGTTTACTATTTTATTCATACTCTGATAAAATGCAACAATGTAGAAGTAAAGGGCATGTAAATTTTAAATCATTATTATCTTTAATGACATTACCAAATTCATATTTTAGAATGAATATTGATGATGTTATGAATAAACTGAAAAAGCATAAGCAATTAACTAAAGAAAATATTGATATAGTGCTAAAGCTACACGGGGATGATATAACTAGAGGAGGTGATTCTATGTTTTTTAGAGTAAAAACTATTACTTTATGTACTGAATATCTTGAAGTTATGGATTTTAATTATACTTTTGTAGTGCAAGAAGACTTTATTGCATCATCCCCAGAAATTGAATTACCTGATTTAGAAGAAGAAGCAGTTGTTGCATCTATTGCAACAGAACCTGAAAAAATAAATAAAATCTTAATTGACTTTGATAATGTGAATCTAGAATTAAAAACAAACACTGATGACTATCTCTTATAATGAAGAATTAAATCAATTTTATAACAGTGACTTTTATTTTAGTTACTCAAGTATTAATAAGCTGTTGTATTCACCAGCAGCTTTTTATAGACACTATATCTTAAATCAAAGAGAAGATATGGTTGATGCTCATTTAGTAGCAGGGAAAGTAGTACATTGTTTATTACTTGAACCAAAGAATTTTGATAAAGAGTTTATAGTAATACCTAGTAATCTTCCAAAAGATAACAACAGGTTATTAGTAGATGAAGTCTTTAAGGTTTATCAATCACAACCTGATACTGATTTAACATTAACTGATTTCCCTGATTCAATAATTAATGTACTTGCAGGTATTAACTTGCACCAATCATTAAAAAATGATGAAGGTAGAATTGCAAAAATGGCAACTGAACAAAATATGCAATACTTTGAATTTTTAAAAGTAAAGCAAGGTAAAACTATTGTGGATCAAATCACATTAGACACAGCAAAAGAATCTGTAGAGTTATTAAGAAAGCATCCAATTGTGAGTGAGTTGATGCAACTTAATGGTGATATAGATGAGAATATTAAAATCTTTAATGAAGAAGGTGTACAGATAAAATCAAGTAAATATAAATTTGGTTTTAAAGGTATCTTAGATAATGTAGTCATGGACTATAATACTAAGACTTTATTCATTAATGACTTAAAAACAACTGGTAAGCCTATTCAGGATTTTCCAGACTCAGTGCAATATTACAAATATTGGATACAGGCCGTCATGTATAAACAATTGAGTTTGGGTAAATATCTTAAGGGTTTACCTGATATGCCTGAATGGAAAATTGTTATTACTTTTATTGTGATTGATAAAGCTAATTTAATTTATCCTTTTCAAGTATCAACAGAAACATTAAAGGTGTGGGAAGAAAACTTTAGAGAAATATTGACAGTTGTAGACTATCATTATACTAATAAGGATTTTACTCTTCCATATCAATTAGCAACCGGTAATGTAAAATTATAACAATTATGAGTATTAGTGCGCTTTATAAGAATTACTTTCAAAAGTCCAAGATATTTGTATATCCACTCTTGGGAATTAAAAAAGGTTCAAGTGTCACTCCAGTTCAAACTTATTTTGGCTGGAATGATTATGTAAAACCTGAGGATATGAAACTAGTAGCAATTTTTCATGAAAGAAAAGATCAAGATTATCTTAATTTTGAGAAAAATGTACTGTTAAAACATAATAGACTAAGTGATTATATTAAACTAAATGATACTGAGGTATTATATACATTTGATTTTTCTGATATGAAAGATGATTGGATGCATTTAATCAATGGTAGATATAGTAAGATGAATCCCACAGTTAAGCGCAAAATAAGAGACCATTTTGATAAGAATGGAAGCAATTTCATGTATATGGATAGTTTTTTATTTCCTGAAAAGTATTTTAATATTTATTCTGAGTTACTTGATATCCCAGAAGAGACATTAAGAAGTGTAGGAGAATTATGTACTATACCAGACATGGAAAAAGAAATATTAATAGTAAATGTAGAAGAGTTACAAAAATTAAATAAAGATTTAAAATAAAAATTATGACAGGAGAAAACACAATGACATTAATTAGTTCAGAATGGAATGGCCATAGTACATTCAGAATGATCCCAGTATCTAATGATTCACCTTATGTAGAGTGTATCTATGATTTGACATCAGGATTATTTGTTATCATAGGTAAAGTAACTAAAACTACATTACACATGTTACCAAAACTAGATGAAAATGGAGACCCTACTGCTACTAAAGCATTGAGACCTAATGGTAGAAATGTAAAAGAAGAAAGAGTGTCAAGTGAAACATTTCAAGAGTACTACTTAGATAACAAGTTAGATATTAAAAATCTAATTAACTATATAGGTATTAATGCTAAAGAGTTTGACTTTCAGACTACATTAGCTAAAGCAGTACAACCTGCAAAATAATTAAATAATTCACAGAGTGTCATTACTGATGCTCTGTGTTTTTAACTAAATAGGGGGAAACAGCTTAACTGAATATGGATTATGGGAGAAACAGCTAAGACCCACTGGGTAATGGATTATGAAACTATGATTGACTGTTTCATAGGATGCTTTGAAAGCATAAAATCAGATGAAAGACATGTATTTGTTGTACATGATTTACAAAATGATTTTGATGATTATATTCAATTTATTAAAAGAAATATATTACATGATGAATGGCATGTATCTTATAATGGATTAGGATTTGATGGTCAGATAACTGAATATATAATTCAGAATGCTGAAAGTCTATCCTATATGTCAGGTAGTGAAATTGCTAACTGGATATATGATAAAGCACAGCATGTAATCAATAAACAAAGTAGTGGAGAATTTCTAGATTTTTATGAAAAGACAATGAGCATAAAGCAAGTAGATGTCTTTAAGTTAAATCATTGGGATAATCCAGCTAAAAGAAGCTCACTAAAGTGGATTCAGTATAGTATGGATTGGGAAAGCATACAGGATATGCCTATACACCATACTACCAAAGTGACCACATTTGATCAGATTGATGAGATAATTGGTTATTGTTGGAATGATGTAAAGTCAACTAAGCGTATAATGATGCTTAGTAAAAGTCAAATTGCTTTACGGAAGACATTAACTGAGGAGTATAACATTCCTTTATTCAGTGCATCTGAGCCAAGAATTAGTAAAGAGTTATTTTTACATTTCTTGAGTGAGAGTACCGGTATTAAAAAATATGACTTAAGACAATTAAGAACTAAAAGAGAAAGTATTACAGTAAAAGATATAATACTTGATTATACTGAATTTAAAACTGCAACTTTTCAAAAACTATTAACAAGATTTAATGAAATAATTGTATATCCAGAAAACACAAAAGGAGGATTTAAATATAGTCTGAATTATAAAGGTGTTAAAACTGATTTTGGTTTAGGTGGTATTCACGGTGCAAGGAAAAGTGGTATATATGAGTCTGATAAAGATGTTATTATTATGACAAGTGACGTAGTATCATATTATCCTAACTTAGCAATCAGAAATGGTTGGTCTCCTGCACATTTACCAAAAGCAGAGTTTTGTGAGTTATATGAATGGTTCTTTAATGAAAGAAAAAAGATAAGTAAAAAAGATGTAAGGAATTATGTATATAAGATTATTCTTAATTCAACTTATGGATTAAGTAATGATGCTAATAGTTTTCTGTATGACCCAGAGTTTACTATGCAAATTACAATTAATGGCCAGTTAAGTTTATGCATGCTATATGAGATGATATGTGAGGAGATTCCTGATGCATATCCTTTAATGCAAAATACTGATGGTCTAGAAACTATTATACCTAGAGAATATCAAGATAAATATCTAGAGATTTGCAATAGATGGGAAAAGATAACTAATCTTCAATTAGAACATGATACTTATAGTAAAATGATTCTTGGAGATGTAAATAACTATATAGCAATACATGATTACAAACCTGTAGACATAGATAAATATAATGAAGTAAAGCAAGAGAACCCGCATTATCTTTTTAAAGAAGAAGGTGATAAGTTCTATTATGCTGCAACTAAGTGTAAAGGTAGATTTGAGTTTAATAATCTTGCCTTACATAAGAATAAAAGTTTTTTAATTATACCAAGAGCAATATATTATCATTTTGTACACGGTATTAAACCTGAAGCTTTTTTACTTACTCAGACTAATGTGTATGATTATTGTGGAGGAGTTAAGATCAAAGGTGACTGGGAATTTATTGAAGAGAAAATAGAAAACTCTGAGTATTCAGCTACAAAACTACAGCAGACTATTAGATATTATATATCTGAGAAAGGGTCTAAAATTATTAAGACAAATAAAACTGATGGTAGAAAGATACAAGTTGAAAGTGGTAAGTGGATGCAAACTGTATTCATTAACTATGTAGAAAAACCTTTTGATGAATATTTAATCAATAAGCAATTCTATTTACAAAAAATCAATAAAGAAATTAACCAGTTAGCACCAAATAGTAATCAATTAAAATTATTTTAAAATGGCAATAAGAACTAAAGACTGCACAAAAGAATATTTAACTAGTGTAGCATTACCAAATCATGCAGAGTCATATACTGTTATCTCACATGAATTTATTATTAATCATACTATGGAGCAATTAACTCTCCATGGTTTCACTGTAGAAAAAGAAACATACAGATCTAATTCTGATGGCTCTATTGCTCAAGGTATATATTATATTAATTATGATAAAGATCCTGAGATAGGATTAATGTTTGCATGGTCTAATAGTTATAATAAACTAATGAGATTTAAATGTGCAATGGGTGGTTATGTGTTTATATGCATGAATGGTGTAGTAGCCGGAGATATGGGTTCATATGGAAGAAAACATCTTGGAACTGCAGACACTGAAACTGTTAAAGCAATCATTGAGCAAATTAGTAATGCAGATGTATACTTTGACAGAATTGTAGCTGATAAAGATACAATGAAGAAAATTACTATTACTGAAAGAAAACAAGCTGAATTATTGGGTGTATTATACGCAGAGTATGAACTTCTTACTAATGAGCAGATATCTATTGTAAAACAACAAATGGATAAACCAGGTTATGACTACAACTGTGAGATAAATTCATTGTGGGCATTTTATAATCATGTTACTTATGCATTGAAGAAATCACATCCAAGAGACTGGATGGATGACCAGAGAAAATTTCACTGGTTTATTGCATTTGAATTTGATTTAATTAACTTTGTTGAAGATGCAGAATTAGTTTCTGTAGATCCATTAGAGTTAAACTATGGTCAACCTGAGAATCAGTTAAACATTCTTACTGAGATTGAAAAAGCTGAAGTAGATGCTGAGTTATTACAAGTTGTTGAAGAAAGGGAAGAAGCTGAAAGAGATGTTCTATTCTATGAAGATCCAGCAGGTAATACTTTTGAAGCACCTATAGTTGATGATATTGAGATTCACATTGAGTCTGATGAAGAGTATAATGCTAGAGTAGCTGCAATAGAAGGTGAACCTGAATTAGTTGAACCAGAAAGATTATCTTTAGATGATATTCTAATAAGAATACCAAATGCTGAGAAAATAGCACTTGAAGAAACACTTGAAGTAGAAGAGGTTAAACCTGCTGAAGCTGAGGAACTTATACAACTACAAGAAAAGTTAGATAAAAGAGAAATTAAAGTTATAGCAAAAGGTATACTAGAAGATGATGATTTTAATTTTGATTTTAATCTAGATGATACTGATGATGACACATTAGGAGGAGAGTTCTTCCTATAAAAGCACTTGCTCCAAGGGAGTATAGTTAAACAAATATATCAATTAGGAGGTACAGCAATGTATCTCCTTTTTTAAACTTGATATATTTAAATAATAAAGATTTAAACTTAAAGGAGAGAGCCATAACGGTTCTCTCCTTTTTTTTTCCTACTTGCCTTGCCCCCGATAACCTTTCTTATAGAGCTTTGATTTCTTAAGCTTAGATGTACCATTCTTAGAGTGTACACCTGGTCTTGATACTTTTACTGAAGCACTTGCGCTTCCTGTTGTTTTACCTGTCATTGTGTTTATTTTAATAGTGTAGCTTTAAATGATTTAACTGCTGCTTCTGGATTAAAATTATATCCAGAGAAACCCATTAGTTTAAGAAAGTATGCCCAAGATTTATTATCACCTTTATTCCATACACCTTCTTTTCTTTGATAACTTAATTTTTCAGGACTCCATGTAAATAAAAATTGATCAACAAATTTTGTCATTCTTTCTATTGTACTAACCATAGCTGATGGAGATTTAACAGTACGATAAGCATCTTGAGGAGATATATATGATGCAGTTTCAGATTGCATTCTAGATAATTCATACAACATAAAATTGTATACATATCCTTTTTTCTCATCATCATCATCACCAAAAGCATGCATTAATAACATTATAAAAGCAGTTGTTCCAAATATGATTACTGTTTCAGCCATTACTCTTTTGATTTGTGCTTTTTCAAAAGGTGTATATGTTGACCAGTTCTGCATCATATTAAGTTTCAGCTTAGCCAAATCTTTTAACATTGTATTATAAAAAGTTATATAGTAACCTTCAGTTACAGCACCAAGTTCTTGATCTACTTGAAGTTTACCATATCTTCTTTTATAACCAGGTATAAGATGTTTTCTATACATGATAGCTAATCTACCTACTGAATATCTTTGTGCAGTACCTTTATCAAAATCATTATAGACACCATGTAATTTTTTACTTATTGCATGTATTCTATTTTGTAAGTCAAGTTTCTTTGTATTATTGAAATCTGTATTTTTATCAAGTTCTTTAATGCCGTATTTAGTATATGCATCTAAAAGAGAAATTGTTTCTCCAGTATTAGTATCAGTTACTTTAGTTGCTTCCATTAATGCAAACATTGCAGATACTTGTATCTCATGCTCACCAAAATGCTGATTAAAGAATAGTGTATCTGTTCTCATTAACTTAGCAAATACACTACCTGAAACATTTTTACCATACTGATCTTTATAGTTACCTTGCATTGGGTCATAATGATTTACAAGATTACCTACTAATGAATCAGGTGTTGGTTTACCAAAATCAGAAAGAAATGAGGTTACATTTTTTGCATAATACAATTTACCTTTTCTTAAATCTTTTCTACTGAAAAATTCAGATGAGTTAGCTTCAATAATTAATTGGATATTACCTTGTAAATTATTTGCAACACCTTTAAGTAAATCTGCAGCAATACTTGTTATAGCAGAATAACTTAAAGCAAGATTTGTTAATTTACCCATAGAATAACTTCCAATTACTTCAGCTTTTTGCATTTCATTATATAATTGCATATTTATAAATGCATCTACATGTTTTTTAGAATTTGCTTCACCTTGTTTTTTAATAGTAGATTTAATACCAAGTTTATTTGCAAGTGCATCTAATACTTTAACATCTTTAGAAGTAGTTACAGCAACTTCTCTATCTCCTATAATGGCTTTAAACATTGATGTTTCTGCTGAGATATTATTTACTGATTCATATTTATTTGCCATTTGAGAATAAAGTTCTACAGATCTTATTAAATCTAAACTTACTTCATCAGCATCCATATCTTGAGTATAGTATACGGGTATAAACTTTGCACTTTCATTAGATAAATCTGAAACACCAAATTCAGGTTCATCTCCTCTTATAGTTGTTGCATCTTCAAATTTATCTTTTATAACACTTTTAATACTACTTCTTTCTATAGTACGTTTATGTATTGATGGTAAAACATAACCCATTTTTTGAGTATCTGGTACTTTTTCTTGAGCATCAAGATATAGATTTAATAAAAATGAATGGTATTCCCCTTTAGCATTTTTAGGTTTATCATTTTTATCATACAAAGCTTCCCATTTTTTATTAAGATATTTATCAGCTGGCTCACTAAATTCTTTCATATAAATCTTAGTACCATTATCTAAGATTTTTAAAACAGATTTATGCCATTTATCATAATCTTTTTGATTCCAAGCACCAGAATTTAGTAATTTATTTTTTTCAGCAAGAATTTTATCAATTTCTGCATCACTTTTCTTTTGTGCATTCTCAGCATACCAGTCTCTTATTATAGTAGTTTTATTAGCTTCATAATCAGATTTTGCTCTTAATTGAGCAGGTGAAAGATCAGTACCTTTAATTGGATTAGTATATATTTTATTTAACTCTTTATTATAATCACTCATACGGTATTTTTGTACAAAAGCCATTTTTTTAGTAATAACAGGTTCACCATTCTTATCTGTACTATAAGATGATAATACTTCATATAAACCTTCATTAAACTTAGCTGGATTGTCTCTGCTTTCTGCTTGACTATCTTTATATTTTGTAAATGCTTTACCTGCAAGTTTTGCTATATCTATATCCAATTGTCTTGCACTTTCAAATTCTGTTTTAACTGCTCTTGCAAATAAACCTAATGAAGCATCTGCATTAGTTATTAATGGTCCAAACCAAAATTCCATTGAACCTTCATCTTTAGCAGCAAATTTTAATAAATCTTCCATTGACTCTTGAGTCTGTGTAAAAGATCTATATTTAGTAATTCTATCTGTTATCTGTTTAATTTTTTTATCATTAGCATTTGCAGATGTTTTTTCAGCTTCTAATTTTTTTATTAATGCATTTACTTCATTATCAATTGCTTCATCTAAATTTAAATTTTTATAATTAAGTAAAAATGAGGCCATTAATGGTATACCCTGTCTTATATATTGTTCTTTAACTGCTTTTTTTATTGAGATTGCATCTGTTAACATTTCTCTTATAGTTTTACCAGTTTCTTCAGAGACTTGTTCTTCTCCTTCTTTTGCAGTAAAAAAACTATATATATCAGCTTTAGAAATTTCATCAAGAATACTATAACCACTAGCAAAATTATTTAACTTAGTAAGTTCAGCAATTTGATTTTTTTTAAAATCATCTGTGCCATCATCTTTTTTATTAATGATAGCTTTCATTAATTTTTCAATTTCTAAAGCTTTTTCATAACTGTCTTTAACAAACATGTTAATAGAATTAATACCTTCAAGATGTCTAAATTCTTCAATTAATTTTTTTTGTCTTTCTTCTTTTTCTTCTTGATTAATTAATTTTTGACCTTGAAGTATTTTTAATTGTTTTTCTAAATATCCCCAAATACTATCCACCATAGTAGATATATCATCTTTTTTTACTTCAGCATTATCAGTTAATTCATCAGGTATATAATTTAAATCTTTATTATTAGCAAAACCTTGTTTAATCCATTCTTCTTCAGCTCTAGTATCATTTCCATTTACTGAGTTAAGTATTTTTACATATTCTTTGCTGGTTTTAATTGGGCAATACATATTGTTTAGAATTTTTAATTAACACAAATTTTTAAGTACTTTAACCATTATTTTGACTAACTCAGATTCAGTAGTAATTACTTCTAATTCATCAAATATATCATTAATGTCAATACCTTTATAAGCAAGTTGTTCTTCTGTAAATAGATTTAACATAGTATCATTTACAAAAGAATTAAATGCTTTTTGATTATATGGTTTTAAAGATACTGGTTCTTCTACTAATTCCATAGTATCTAGGTCAATATTTTTTAATAATACTATTTTACCTGATAAATCTGTTATATCATATGTATCATTATTATTTAAAATAGCTTTTGAACCACCAATTATAACTGATTTTGGTTTTTTACCAGTCTTCTCAAATTCTTTTTTATATTCAGTTTGAATAGGGTATTCTTCTATGTATTCTTCATCTACTTCTATTTCTGCTTCTTCTCTATTTTCCTGATCAAATAAAGCTTCATCACCATTATAAAAACTAATATCTCTTTCATCAAAATCTACTTCACCAGACATCATTGCTAACTCTTCTTCTATTTGTAATTGAGCATTATATTTTTCATCAACAATACTATCAAGAACTTTTTCAGAAATGTTTATTACAACTATATCTTTATCAAAAACACTTTTACTAGCTAGTTTAGGATATTCATTATTAATATCTTTTAAGATTCTTTCAGCATTAAAGTCACTATGTGTAGTATCTCTATACCCACCTAGTTTTTTATCAATTTCTTTATTTAAATCTTCTTTAATTTGTAGTTTACAAGCCATAATATTATTATTAACAAGATTTTTTATAAAGTGAAGCTGCTTCTAATATTCTTTCTTTAGTTAAAGAATTTAATACAGATTCATCACCTACAGTTTTTCCAGAATCAATTATTCTATTATCTGAAAGCACATAATAATTTTTTTTATCAAAGGTAGACACTCTTAATGTACCATCTTGTAATTCTTTTCTAATATACACTTTATTTTTAATAGTTTGTTCAGTTAATTCTTTACCGTTACCATAATATATTTTACCATCTGGTTTAATTGTGAAAGTATATTGATTTACTATTATATTTCTTTCTTCTGGTACTGGATTTTCAGTTGTGCCTTCTCCAGTTTGTCCATCTGGTTCTTCTTCAGTTACTGAAGCTTGTCTTTTTGCAACTGTTTGTATTTTTTCAAGTGCAGGTAAATTTGGATAAATCTTTTTAAGTTCAGCATGTAGTAGAGTTGAAAGGTAATTTCTATTTTCTTCCCATATATTTAAATCAAATTCAGGTGTACCATATATAAGATTTTCATTTCTAAATCGCTTTTCTATAAGTAATATTAAACCTTTCATTTTATCTGAGCTTTTAGTAAGAACAGTATCAAGTACATCTTTACTAATTCTATAATTATTTAGTAAATCCTCAATTTTAATAAATAATGAATTAAATTTACTAGCCGGTATGACTGCTTTAAGTTTTTCATAAGGTATTTTATAATTATAATCAAAAACTTTACCTACTGGAGCTTGTTGTTGAGTAGATGGTTGAGTAGTAGGTTTAAATATAATTGAACCATCAATGTAATTATTTACATTAGGGTCATTAGCAATCATCATAGCTGCAATTTTATCAAAAGTAGATGTATTCATCTTATTAGAAATAAATTCTCTAGATGCTGGTTCTACTATTTCAAAGTATGTAGTATCAGGAAGAACATAACTAAGACCATATTTAGTGTTACCTACTCCATTCTGTAAAACAGATATAAGAGGTAATATCTTAAACATGTCTGATATTTTTTTATTCTTAACTGGATCTTTTACTTTAATAACATTTTCATCAGCAAGATCAATTAAGTTTTGATGATAACTATCAGATAGTGCTCCTTTTACTACAGGTTTATTGTTTAATGTTAATACAGATATCTGACCTTTAATTTGCTTAGTTTTAGAATCAAATATATTTACCGGTACATCAGTAATCTGTTCTAGTACTGAATACAATTCTTTTAAGTGAGTATTTTCACTTATCATACTCATAAATCTAGTCACATATGCTTGGTGATTTAAAGAATTAAATAATTCTGGTACACCTGGGAATGACTCTTTAGTAGTTATTATCTCATTTAATCTGTTTTGATAAATATAATTTACCATTGCTTGTTTAAATGATGTGATAAAATTAGTTATGCCATCTGCTCCTTCACCAAATTTAAGTGGAATGTTATTATTATTAATATAATTAAGTAAATAATCAGATACTCTTTTATCATCTGTTAATGGAAATAAAGGTTCTACTAAATCTTGAGTAATAACATTATCAAAGAAAGATCCTAATATAGACTCTTCTCTTAATTTTCTTACTAAATCTTGATCTATTTTAGATGACCTAGATAAAATATCTAAACCAATTTTTCTTTGCATGATCTCCTGTATAGTTTTAGAAGTAGCAGTATCAGGATTTGACTGTCTTTTAAGATCAGCCATATCTTTTATTTGCCTTTCATATTCTAGGTAATGTAAGAACATTGCAATAGCTTTTGGACTTGTAGTATCATTACTTTCCATTGTCTCTTTTAAATCAGCTGTAGTAAACTTATCCATACCTTCAGTTGCTGCAAGTACAACATCTTTATAGTTTGGAGTAGACATTGGGTGATAAAACGCATTATTAGGATCTGCAATTATACTTTTAAATATTACATTACCTTTAATATCAAGTAATGCATCAGTATAGTCTAATTTAATCTCACCTTCAGTAATAAATTTTTTAAATTCTTTAACAGTAATTTCAAATGAATCTTTATTATTTTTTGGTTTTACTTTTATAATAGTATTAGGATTAAGATTATCTAATGTATTATTTAATCTATTTTCATTTGCTTTAAAAATAGCTTGACTAATATCAGTTTGTTTTAATGTAGCTTGAAGAGCATTATATTTTGCATTTTCATCAGGTAATGTTTCTTTACCAGTAAGATTTGCATATGTACTAGCATATAGTCTTTGTTGATTTGCATATTCTTTTACTAATGGTTGAGATATAAAATAAACTGCTTGTCTTTTTGGGACACCAGCTTTAAGTAAATTCAACAACATTGGTATAAGTTCTTTATTAGCTTGAATAAAGAAAATCCATGCATCTTTCTCAACATCCACAGAACCATTCATTAAATGTGAAAATAAATCTGCTATTTTATCTTGGCCATCTACACTATTAATACCTGATAAAGAAATTCTTCCATCTTCAGTTTTATTATGATCAAGTAATAATCTCATATCATAGATTATACTTTTATCATCTTCATATTTTTTAGTCCTTTTATTTTTAACTGAACCATAATATGTTTTTGGTAAAGCAGCACCTAATGCTGTATACAATGGATGTAATGCATTTTCAAGAGCAATAATACCTAATACATCTTTCCCTGTCATATTATAATCATGTTTAGCTAGATTATAACCTACCTCTAATGTATTTGTTGGACTAATAGTTTTATATCTTCCATATTCAGGTGAAGAGTCTACTAACTCATCTGCAATATCTTTCATTAAGTAAGTTTCATTTGGTCTTACTAATGTAGCATAATTATCAGGTAGTTGTAATATACCTCTGATAGAATCAATTAATCTATTTTCAATTGCTTTTTTCTGTAATGCAATTAATTTAACTACTTCAGCTTTATCACCTTTAGATTCTGCATTTGCAATTAATTTTTTTAATGTTTCCTCAGATATATTAGATGTTACATAATTACCATTTTCATCTATATTAGGCATGAATGTAGTAAGCTTATCAACATCATAATCTGCTCCTGATTTAGCAACAATTTCTGATGGAGGAATAATAATAGAACCTGCAGCTGGATCTAAAAATTCATATACTTCCATAAACTCCATAGAGTTCATTCCTTGTACAGGGATCCTTACAGCTGATAAAGTAACAGATTTCCGGTTATTGCCTTTATTTAACCACTCATCATTTTTAATTAATACATTTAATCTTTCTCTTGTACCTATTTCTACACCATCAAGATCTTTCAGTTTTAAAAGATTTTTAAAATCACCTTGTAATGCAATAGCAACTTTCATTGCAGATGTATTACCATTTTCACCTGGATTATAGAAAGGTAAGTTATTAGTACCTAAGTATTTTTCTATTTCTGCAGTTTGAGCTTTTTCAAATTTAAAACCTGAATCCCATAATCCATTAGTTAAAGAACTAGCAACCTGTACTAATGCTTCACCTTTTACTTTTTGTTTTATGATTCTTTTTTCAACAAGTGATGTTATCATTTTTTCAATGTCTCCTGAAAGCATATGTAATGATAAATCTTTTGTTAAAACATTATTAGAACCAACTTGAATATAGTCAATTAAATGTTCTGGTAAATCTTTTCTAGTAAGTTCTCTTTGAACTACATCCATGAATTTAGTTATATTACCACTAACATATTTACCATCTTTATATTCATAACCAATTTCATTTAATAATTCAGTTTTTAGTATTTCAGTATAACCATTTACAGCATCTTCATAAGCTTTAACAAATGGTGCATATTCTTGATTAACTAATTTACCATTCTCATATAAACCTTCAATAATAAGTTTTCTTAACTGAGTAGAGAATACTGTTTTACCTTTTAATTTAATTGGAACAGCTGTAACATTTTTAAGATATGCTAAGTATATTGTATTTGGAGTAAAAGCAATATCTGATTTTAATGTTTTTTGAGCACCATTATCATCATATATCTGATCTGCTACTGCTTTACCATCTTTATTTAATTGAGATGTTACACTACCTACTTTAGAACCAGTTTGGAATGTAGCATATTGTATATTACCTTTCATCATTTGGTGATGTAATGACTCTAAATCAGAACCAACAATAAGTGATGGAATTAATGGCATCAATGCAAATTTATGCATTGCATTAACCGGTAATGGTGTATTAGCTAAATGGCCAAAGTGTTGTAATTTATATACAGGAAAGATTTGTGTTATATCTTCAGTACTAACTTCTTTACCACTAATTACTTTTTGGAATAAATCTTCTTGTTCAGATGACCAATTCTTTTCAGCAAGTCTTAATAGACGGTATGCATCAATAGTTATATAACCTTGACCATCACCCTCTTCCATATCTTTATATGGTTTTAATTCTTTAAGAAGTCTTTTATCAATTTCTGCTTGAGATAATCCTCTGTTTTTATAATCTTCTCTTAGACCTTTTTCAATATTTTTAACATATACTGAACTTCTTTTAACTTCCTGCATAATAGCAGTATTATAAGTGTTACTGTAACTAAATGGAGCATAATCACTACCAAATTCATCCATAGTTGCAAGTTTAGCACCATATGATGTACCTTTAATTAAGTCACTATTTAAAAAGTTTTGAGTATAAAGATCATCCATGAATCCTCTACCACCTGAAGTAGAACCTGGATTTCTTTTATGTAATTCTTGTTTAGCATGATTATACTGTACAATATCACCATATATTAAACTAGCAGTCTCAAAATTATGAATCCATGCATTCATTGTATGTGCTTTAATAAGCGTAGTTTCTTCATCATCTGTTGATAATTCATAAACTTTTAATTTATTTGTTAATGCTGGGTCAATCCATTTAGATTTTTGAAAATCTTTCTTGTTATCAGCAGACTGTCTTTCAAAATATGCACTTACTTGCTCAGTTATATCTTCTTTTAATTTAGGGTCTGACTCTAAATAATCAAGTAATTTACCATCTTTTACTTTTTCAATTATCTCTTCTTTAGTATCTTTAGTTAATATATTATCAAATGCAGTAAAGAACTCACCAGCCATTCCAAGAACAGTTTTACCATCTGCAGATTTAATTTCTCTATTATAACCTACATATTTTTTATACTCTTCTTTATTTCCTCTTATTTTTTGTATTCTAAGTAACTCAGCTTGGATATAACCTAAAAATATATTATCAACAGCGTATTGATTAGCATCTCCTCCTGGTTTAAATTTTTCAATGTCAACATATAAGTTTAACTTATTAGACTTCATACCAAATGATGATGACTTAGAAGCATGTCTCATAAATTCTTGGAAACCTGATTTTAACATCATGTTTAATTCTTGAATATATTTACTATGTACATCAAGAGAAGTAGTATTAGCACCATCAAGATTTACTATTTGAGTACCAGACACCATTACAAGATCTAACTTAGCATCTCCTCTTCTTGCCCATGTATTTTCTTCAACCTCAAATATACTTTTAAGTAATTGTGATTGCTCAGTAAAACCGTTTATCAATGGATTAAGGTAACTCATATAGTTATATCCTTTATTCATCCATAAATCTCTACCATTTTTAACATTGTTAATAGCATCTACTATCATAGTAACACTACTATCTTCTGTAAATTCATTTACAAGTTTTTTCTCTGCATTTAATACACTAAAACTTGCATAATTATTACCATATTTACTTTGTAATTTTGCTAAGTTTTGTATTACAGCTTTTTCACTTGTAGTAGTTTTATATATACCTGCAGGTATTTTACCATATAATGCATCAATAGGATTATCTATGAATTTTTTAATAAATTCTTTTTGCTCATTATTACTAAGTTTAGAATCTTTATTTAATGTATCAACTGCTTTTGCAATTTGATATATATAAAAAATACTATAGTCTTTAGAACCTAATTCATCTTTAATACTTTTTAAATCTTGTAAACCAATTCCTAATGCATTAACAAATTCAATCTGTTGTGCAGGTAAAGCAATAGATGCAGTAGTAGGAAAAGCTTTAATTAGTGTATCAAGTTTTAATGCTGATTTATTATTTTCATTTTTACTGATATATTTAGTTTCTGCAGATGAATTAAATGCACTCTTAAAACTATTTATAATATTTTTAAATTCAATTGAAGCATCAGTTACTTCAGATTTATAATTACCTGTTTCTTTATCTGTATCAACTGTTAATTGAACATATCTTATTAAAGGTTTTTTAAAATCTTGCCAAAATGCTGCTTTGATATTAAATTCTTGTAATGTTTTAATATTTCTTGGATCTGGGAATTTATTATTTACAAGTTGTGCTAATTCTGGATAAAAAGGTATAGCTTCTTGAAGTTTAAGATACATTTTAACTGGATTCTTTTCACCTCCAATTACTTTAGTAACTGTATTCCATATTTTACTAAAGTCAACTAATTCTGGAAAACCTAATGGCCCTTCTACTTGTTTACCATCAACTATTTTAAATAGACTTTTTAGAATGTAAAGAGTTTCTTTTTCAGCTAATTGTAATAATGATTTTTCACCTACTTCACTTTTAGATACTGCTTCAGATTCTTCAACAACTTCTGTACCAGTTTTATCTTCATCTATTTCAGTTTCTTCTTCATTTATTTCAATGTACTTTTGTTTAATTAAATCAAATGTACTGTGTTCTTTATGAAACTCTAATACATTATCCCAATTAGCAAGTGCTTCTTCTATTATTCTTATTTTATTATTTAATAAACTTCTTTTATTAAAATCTTCTTGAGGAGTAGTTTCTAGTTCTGTTTTGAATTTATCAAGTCTTTTATTAAATCTTAATTCAATTCTAGCATAAGCTTCTTTTTTATTTTTATCAATAGTTAATATCTGAATAGTTCCAGTTTTATTTACTGTTACTATATTTCCTGCTAGATCTTTAACTTTATTAATATTTTTATTAAGTCTATCATTATACACTTCATCAATAATCTGTGATAAAGCAGAATCAATTTGATTTGATACCTTAAGACTATCTTGATAATTTAAAACAAGTTCTTTTGTTTCAGTGTTGACTATACCTCTTGCTCTATTAAGAGTGTTGAACATATGGTTATCAACAAGTGGAGTATATTTGTTTAAAAGCTTAGGGTTTTTACTTGCAAAAAATAATTTCTCAAATAACTCATCTTTAGTATTTTGTTTACCAAATAATGCTTTAATGAAATTCCAGATTTTTCTGAATAAACTATTTCTTGTTGGCCCATCTTTTATAGTTTGAGGATTTTTAGCATAATCTCTAAAGTCTTCAGCAATAATTTCTTCTACTTCAATTGGAGAAAGATCATAGTTATTTAATCTTTTTCTTGTCTCAGCATATAACTTAGTTTTTTGATCCTTAGTTAAATATAATTGAGAAAATGCATGCCAAGCTTCATGGTATAAATCTACAGCAGAACTACCAGTAGCAGTATCTAATTGTATTTTAGTATCCTCTAATCTTTTACCTGCTATAATAAATCTTGCATAAACATCAGAGTTAACAATGTTAGCCATGTGCTCAAGTTTAATAAGTTTAGATAATGGAGAATTATCCCACCATTCTTGAGCAGCAGTAATTTCTTCTTGAGTAACATTATTAGGTAATTTAGCAGATCTATTTAAATCAAATGCATCACTTATACCAGTTGTATCATCAGCTTGACCAACTTTATCTGGATTAGTAAGTGGTTTATCTTTTTCAGCTGCTTTTTGTTGTGGAGTAACAGTTGCTTTAGGAGTTTTTGGTTTTAAGGTAAAATCAGTTTGACTTACTTGACCTATTTTTTTATCTCCTTTATATATTGATATCACATCAGTTATAGTAGGAGATACATCATTAACTATAAATGTTACCGGATCACCAATTTTTATACCTGCAATTGGTTTACCATCCTCATATCTACCTTCTACACGTACACCATCTATCATCATTTCAAATGTAGCATCTGTAAGTGCTTTACCACTGTATATAGTACCAGATAAATCTTTATTAACTTTTAATTTAGCAACAAGGTTATCTTTAGTTTCTTTAATTTTATCTACAGGAGTAGATGTTGTTGCTTCTTTAACTTCTTCTGTTTCAGCAATAAAATCTTTATCAATTCTAAATTGAAAATATGGATTATTTACTGCTTTATCTTTATCATTTTTTTCAGTATCTGGTTTTAAAACTTTTAAGTCTAATCCATTAAGAAAATCTTTATATGACTTAGCTATAAGTTTATCAGTAGTACGGTCATATGTATAAAATTTACTGACACCTTTACTTATAAGTAAATCTTTATTATAACCCATGGTAGTAGCATAAATTTCTGTTTCACCATTAGTTTTAACATATGTACTTTCATACAATAAACTGTCAATTATAATTTTTTCAGCACCAGAAGCTGATAAATCAAATAATTGAGCACTTTCAGAAGACTTAGTTCTATATTTAGCTGTTAATTCTTTTGTTACTGAATCATAAAATACAAGTAATTTTCTTTTATCTCTATTAATATTATTATTAGTAAACTGTAAATAAAAATTATTTTTCTGTTCATTAGTTAATTTAGGATTTACTAATACAGCAGCAATTTGATTTATGTATTCTTCAGGTAAATTAGGTCTATCAATTGTATAATAAGTATCATTTACATATACTTGAGCAGTAAATTTATCTGGATTAATTTGAA